ACGGGTCGACTAAGTCCACTCAACTGTTATTTGCTTTATAGTCTATAACACTATAAAATTAAGCATATGAACATTGAAAAGTCTTTATGGACCAGTAACGGCAACGTTATTAATTTGTCGGTTCCTTTTACTAAAGTTAACCGTGAAAAGAGAACCGTATCTGGATTCGCAACCCTAGACAATGTTGATCAGACTGGTGATGTTGTAACAGCAGAATCAAGTCTCAAGGCATTCGAAAATTTCCGTGGGAATATTCGTGAGATGCACGGATCAAATGCGGTAGGAAAGATGGTTTCTTTTAAGCCAGAAACTTTCTACGACCCAAAGTCAAAAGAGTTCTTCAATGGAGTGTATGTCGATGCATACATCTCAAAGGGCGCACAAGACACCTGGGAGAAAGTTCTAGACGGAACTCTATCTGGATTCTCAATCGGCGGAAAGATTCTTGAGTCAGACAATGAAGTTAACAAGGCGAGTGGCAAAACCGTAAGATTTATCAAGAACTATGAACTAATTGAACTTTCTATTGTTGATTCACCAGCAAATGAACTTTGTAACATTCTTTCTATCCAGAAGGTCAATGGACAATACATTGCAAAGGGAATTGCAGTAGGAGTAGTAACTGAAAATATATTTTACTGTGCAGACAGTGATTCTGTTTTTATCTCAACAGATAAAACATATGACTCTCCAGTATCTGGAAAGCCAGCAGAGTTAATCGGATGGGTTGAAAGCTCAGATGTTAACAAAGCAAAAGAGATAGATAAGATTCTTGATGCATACAAGCATTCAAGATTTACGTTGCCTGAAACACAAACAATTGCAAAACAGGCAAACGCAGAAGGAGGTAATGAAATGTCAGATAATACAGAAAACGTAGTTGTCGAAGATGTTGCAGTAGAGGCGCCAGCCGAAGCAGTAGCAACAGAAGCAGCCGTTGAAGATACAGCAGTTGTTGCAGAAGATGCAACTCCAGCTGAAGCTCCTGCAGATGCAGTAGCAGAAGACGTTCCTGCCGAGACTCTGGAAAAAGCAGCCGAAGTATCAGAAGATAAGGTTGATGAACCTGATTTTGCGAAGATGTTAGGCGATCTAAAAGGCTTTTTCTCAGAAACTCTAAACAAGGCATCTGAAGCAAATGCAGCACAAGTAACAACAATCCAAGAGACTGTTGAAACTTTCAGCAAGAGCGTAGATGCTAGAATTTCAGAGTTGGCAGAACAACACACAGCACTTTCAAGCGCTGTAAATAACATCAAGAACACGATTGATGGTGTACAAAAGCGTGTCGACGCAGTAGAATCAGAGACTGCAATCAAGAAGTCTTCAGATCTTGGCCGATCAGAAGAAGTAACAATCAAAAAATCTAAATGGAACGGTTCTTTCCTCGGTTCCGTAAACGAAATATTCAACTAAGGTAGGTATAAAATAATGAGCAATGAAACATTAGAAAAAGCAGTTGCAGCTGGAACTACAGCTACAGGCACATTTGCCTCAACAACTGGTGGAACAGGAACACACCGTGCATCAGAAGCTGGTAACGGTGGACTTCTTAACCCAGAACAATCAGCTCGCTTCCTTGACTATATGTTCGACGCAACCGTAATCGGTAAGGTCGCACGTACAGTTCGTATGAAGTCAGACACAGCCGAGATTGACCGTATGTCCGTTGGTGAGAAGCTTATGAAGCTTGCAACTGAGGCAGACGATACAGCATCTAACAATGCAGTAACTTTCTCAAAAATCTCTTTAACAACAAAGAAACTCCGCATGGACTGGGAGCTTTCAACAGAGTCTCTAGAAGATAACATCGAAGGTGCAGATCTAGAAGATCACATTGCACGTTTGATGGCAACACAGGCAGGTAACGACATTGAAGATGTAATCCTCAATGGAAATACTTCCCTAACAGGAGACGCTCTTTACAAGTCATTCGATGGCGTTGTAAAGAAGGCAAAGGCATCAGGTCGTGTCGTAGACGCAGCTGGAGCCGCAGTATCACGTGAAGTATTCAACAAGGCACTTAAGGCTATGCCACGTAAGTACAAGCAACGTCGTGGAGACCTTCGCTTCCTTGCTGGATCAAACTTGATTCAGGATTTCCTATATGCTAACAGCATTGGAACAAACCAGACAATTCCACAGGACATCGCTTCAAGCGTTATCCGTGGCGGAGTCGCACCACTAGGTGGACCAGCAGGATATGTGGCACCATTCGCATTCGGTATTCCGATTGTTGAAGTACCACTTCTTAACGAGACACAGACTGGTGATTACACAACACCAACAGGATCACACGGAGACATTCACTTGTCATTCCCAAATAACGTAGTTATCGGAGTTAAGCGTGACGTAACAGTCTACCGCTTCTTCTGGCCACGTAAGGACTCAATCGAGTACACAATGTATACTCGTGTTGGCGTCCAGATCGAACAAGCTGACGCTTGGGTCGTTGTAAAGAACGTTAAGGTTGCTTCTTAATTAATTTAAGATAAAACCCTCGAAAGGCCCCCAATTAATTTTGGGGGCTTTTCATTTTAATTTATCAATGCTATAATTGAATAACCTAACAAAGGAGATAATATGTCATTCGAGACATTGAAAGTAGCAGAACTCAGAAAAATTGCAGAGGACTTTGCAGTTGATACTGATGGTATTAAGAGTAAGGCAGATATCGTTGCCGCCCTTGCAGAAGAGGGAGTCACATGGTCTGTTTATCAAAAGACTATTAAGGACATCGAAGATTCGACAGATGAATTCAGCGAGAACGCAGAAGAGATTCTTCCAAGATTTGATCCAAATGCTCAGCCAGAAGACACAGTGCTAGTTAGAATGACTAGAGAAAACTTCAGGTATGATATCAATGGATTTACATTTACAAGAGAGCACCCGTTTATTGCAATGACAGAAGACAATGCTCAAGAAATTTTTGATAAGGAGGAGGGCTTTAGATTAGCAACTCCAAAGGAAGTTCAGGAGTATTACAACTAATCTAAGCCTATAACATGGCAGAGATATACGTAAATAGCAACTCACCAATTAGAACAAAGATCTATTGGGAGGGTGAACTAATAACACCTTCTAGCGTTGTAACAGCAAAGATTTATGACGTAACAAAAGATCCAACCAATGTCATACTACCGACAACCATATTGTTGACGATTAATGCAACGGCGGTAGAAACAGATATTGGTACCTATCAAATAGTGTTGCCATTTTCGTATTCGTCATATCCTAGAAACTTTAAGATTGTATGGCAGTATACAGTTTCAGGCGGGGCAGTAGGAACACATACCACATATGCTAATGTAGTATCTCCTTATATCAATATCAATGAACAGATAGATGATTTGAACTTTGGGGCAGACCCAAGCGATCCAAATTATAAGACATACGGAGATCTACAGGCAGCAGAAAGATATGCAAGAAAGATAGTAGAAGATTTTACAAATCAAGACTTTTATCTATACTCAGGAGAAGAATCAATCTATGGAGATGATTCAGACACACTTCCACTTCCAGCTAAGCTAAATAAGATATACAAGATTTACTCTAATGATATCTTGCTAGTGGACAATCTTGCTACTCCTAAAGTCAATAACTGGTTGTACGATCCAATTGTTTCAGAGACTGGATTCGGAGTAAGAGTAAACAGAACTAACCTATTGGATAATACGGTATATGTTGCAAATGGTTTAGTTCCGCCATCAATTAATGATACATTTAACGGTGTATTTTCTAAAAATATTAAGTACAAGATCGTAGGACAATTTGGATGGGAATCTGTTCCAGATAAGGTCCAGCTTGCTACAGTTGAACTGATGAAAGATTACTTCTCAAAGGACAAGGTCTGGAGAAATAAGTATATCAAATCAATCAAGACATTTGACTGGAGCTTTGAGTATAATGCATCGGCATCAAAGGGAACTGGCAATCTATATGTAGACCAGCTTCTTAATCCGTATGTTATTACTCAAATGGTTCTGATCTAATGTATGCCATTATTGATTCAGTCTTTCCTATGCTTATGGATGTCTATAAGCAATTCGATACACAAGACGAGTCAACTGGCGCATTAAAAAAAGAGTGGCAATTTACTAGAACAGTACCATGCAGTGCTAAGGGTACAGTAAGCAACTCATCTTCAAGAACGGCTGGAGACAAGCAAGTCTTTTCTAATAAGTATTTAAATGATCAGGTATTACAAGTAAGAACTGCAACAAAGGTTACCTTTAGAGAAAAGATTACAAACATCAGAAATCTAGATGGCACCGTAATATGGGAAGAAATTAACTTTCCAAATAACACTCCGACAGTATTTGAAGTAATGGGTGTTGTTCCAATGACAGAACCACTAGGTGGAATTGTTGGATATAACGCCACTATAAAAAGATCGGAGAGTCAGGTAATTGGACAGTAGCGTAGCATTACTGCAAGCATCTAGCGGTCTAGAAAGATTGATGGCTGGATCAGTTCCAGGAGTAATCAAGGACAGCACAGTAGCTCAGATATCAGCATTCTTATACTATGAAGCTGCAGTCCTTTCTAAGCTGACGTCAAATGCCGAATTTAAAAACTTATTTAAAACAACTATATTTAATCAAATAGAAAAAGACTTCGGTCAGTATGTAGATGCTCAGGCAAGAACAAAGCCTAAAAGCCTTCACCACGTATATGAGTGGAATAAAACAGGCAATCCCTCATTTAGATTATTTGATTTATATCTAATAGACACGGGCGGACTTTCATTTAGAATAGGTCGTGACTTTAAGTTATCTAAATCAGCAGTTCCTTCTAAGAACAAAAAGCAAAAAAGAAAATATGTATTTAGTAATAAGGCTACCGTGATGGAAGAGGGAATGCCCGTAGTAATTCGCCCAAAGTCAGCAGAGCGCTTAGTATTTGAATTAGATGGTGCAACAGTCTTTATGCCTAAAGGAACCTCTGTGACCGTCAAGAGGCCTGGAGGCAGGGCGGCAACAAATCAGTTTGCTCTCACATATGGTAGATTTTTTGGCGGGCAGCTAGTAAACTCTTCAATACGTTCATCTGGATTCCAAAGAATCTTCAATGCCAAGATTGCTAGAGCCCTAAATGTCCCAATTAATATTAAAAAGGTGCAGTATAGCTTTAGTGCTGGTAAAATAAGAATGCAGGCGGACGCAGCATTAAGTTCATCATTTGGAGGCTCACTATGACAGTAGATTATAAGATAGACGCAATGTTTGAGCTTCGCAAGTTCCTATGGGCACAATTAAAATTGACGGGAATGTTTAATCAGAACGATTATTACTCAGACAACCTTGGGGCAGAGATAATCCCTATTGTTCCAGTCCAGCAATTGCCAGAAATGGATCAATTCCTAAACGGCAAGAAGCATATCGTATATGACAAGATTGGTTTATCCTATGAGGAGAACTGGCTAATATGCTGTGAGAAGGTTTTGTTCACCATCTATTCAACAGATGTAACAGAAATCTATGAGATGAGAAACCTCATGACAGACCTTTTCAGAAGAATGGACGAATCTGCAAAGGATGTCAATTCCTCAAAGACTTCTAATAAATTAATTTTTCACAGCATTCATATTACAGAAACCTCTCCAATCGAACCATCTCAAGAACTTCAGGGGTTCCTGTCAGCAGACGTAATACTAGAGGTCAAATACTCCAGAGTCACCGATAGACTAGGCCGATTTGCCTAGTTGCTTTTAAAGGCTTAATCCAGTAAAATTGGACATAAGAGGAAATGAGCCTAGCCAGCTTGATTTAAAGTAAGTCAATATATATATATTTATTTAACAGGAGGTTTTACAACATGGCACAAAACACAGGTAATGCTAGAAATATTCTTGTCGGTGCGTCACCACTATTCTTGTCAGTAGAAGATTCTACTACATCAGGATACGTAGAAAACTTGGTTCCAGGTACAGCAGTATCAGGAGCAGTTGCACGTAACAAGACAGTTCCAGCATTTAAGAACGGTACAGCAGGCTCTGGAACACCAGTAGTCGGTTATGTAGCGGGTGAGTCATACATCACAACTCTTAACGGAGTAGATGTAGATAACGCAACATCATCAGCAACAACAGGTGCTGCATATCGTAACGTAGGATTTACAAACAATGGTCTTCAGATTACTTACAACCCATCATACGGTTCAGTAACAGTAGATCAGCTTCTTGATACAGCTAAGCTGTTCAAGGAAACAATGGAAGTTATGATTGCAACAGAAATGGCAGAAGGAACTCTTGAGAACGTTCTTGCCGTATTTGGTCAGTCACAATCAACTCTTACCGCAAACGGTAAGCAGCTAGGTCTTGCAGCAGGTGCACTAGGAGAAGCTCCAGTTGAGCGTCAGCTAGTTGCAATTGGACAGGCTCCAACAACTGCATCATCATCAAAGACAGAGCGTGTATATTATGCTCGTCGTGTTCTTTCTGTACAACAGTCACAGTTCTCTTTGGCTCGTAACGCAGCATCAACATTCCCAGTAACATTCCGTTTGCTTCCATCAGGAGCATCAGCAGACGCAGGCGCAGAATACGGTACAATCGTAGACCGCACCTGGCTATAATTAATATTAATTAATTAATAAAATTCCCCTCAAGAAATTGGGGGGTTTTTTATTGCCCTTATATTGTCAATATGATACAATAATTAAGACTAGATCCTAGGAGGATTAAATGGCAACAACAGTATACGATGTTGAAGAAATTCAGCTACAAAATGGCGCAACAGTTAAACTTAAGCCTTTAACAATTAAAGAGCTTCGCAAGTTTATGAAAGTCATTCAGAAGACACAAGAAGTAACATCAGAAGACGAAACACTCACGATTCTTATCGAAGCATGTGCAGTAGCCCTAGAAAAGCAATTGCCTGAGCTCGTAAAGGATAAAGACGCATTTGAAGATACACTTGACGTTCCAACAATCAACCGCATTCTTGAGATCTGCGGAGGAATTAAGATGGACGACCCAAACCTACTAGCGGCAGCAGTACTGGCTGGTCAGAACTAGATCTAGCCGCTTTAGAAGGGGAAGTATTTCTTTTAGGTAATTGGAAAAATTACGAAGAACTAGAAGATAATCTTTCAATGCCAGAGATGGTCCAGACTTTTAAGTCAATGCAAAAAACGGAATCAGAGAAAAGAAAGTTCTTAGCTTCGATTCAAGGTGTTGAGTTAAATGAAAGCAGTAACCAAAATAAGGAGGAGTCGTCTTTCGAAGATGTTAGAAGAAAAGCACTTGGAATCAACGCATCAGCAGATGATATTGTTGGACTACAAGGAGCATTTGCCAGCGAAGCTGGATTCGGCATTGGAGCAGGATTAGGATACTCTATAGAGTAACATATACATATGGCAGATAATTTAATCACCACCAATATTACCGCCAACGCAGACTTTACGGGCTTAAGAACCCAACTGGCTGCGACTACTGCCCAACTCTTAAAGTTACAAGAAGTTACAGCGGGAACTAACGCTAAGCTTGCAAATCAAATTGCAGTGATGAATAAAGCGTTTGCAACAACGCTTACATCAACAGGCCAGTTCTCGCAACACTTCGTATCCCTCACTTCAGATGTAGAAAAGTTTGGCAGAAATTTAGACAGAGGCAGACTAAAGCTAAATGACTACTACAACACATGGAGCGGGCATACAAAGAAGACTAGCAACCTAGTTAGAGACCTTGCAAAACAGCAGGTAATGCTTGAGCAAGCAATTATTCAGCCTGTTGGTAAAAATGCACAAGGCTTAATGCAGTACAACGTAATGGTTGCAAAAGGCTTAGATGAAGTAAAGAACAGAACGGCAATTGCAAGACAAGAGCTAGCCATCATGAACAAGGTTATGCTTGATGGATCTAATCAGCTTATTAACTGGGGTAAGAATACTCAGTGGGCAGGTCGTCAGTTAACAGTAGGATTAACAGTCCCACTCGTAGCATTTGGAGCAGCTGCACAAAAAGCTTTTAGAGCAGCAGACGAAGAGCTTGTCAGACTAACAAAAGTTTACGGAGGTCTATCTGCTGTATCTGCAACAGAGCTTGCAAAGGTAAGAAAAGATGTTTCTGCTACAGCAAGAGAAATTGCAGGTGCTTATGGTATTGCATTTAAAGATACAATTGCACTTGCCGCAGATCTGGCCGCTACAGGACAAGAGGGCGAAAACCTTTTAAAGGCAACAAGAGAAACATCAAGACTTGCAATACTTGGAGAAGTAGATAGACAAGAAGCAATGAAGGCAACACTTGCTATTCAAAATGCTTTTAAGCAAAACACAGATGAGCTATCAGAATCAATTAACTTTCTTAACGCAGTTGAAAACCAAACATCTACCACCCTACAGGATCTAACTGAAGCTATTCCAAAAGCTGGTCCAGTTGTAAAATCTCTAGGAGGAGACGTACAAGACCTAGCACTTTATCTTACAGCCATGAAGGAAGGCGGAGTAAATGCATCTGAAGGTGCTAACGCAATTAAGTCTGCAATGGCATCTCTTATCAACCCAACAAAAGTTGCAAAAGAACTTTTCCTAGGATTTGGAATTGATCTAGATAGCATTGTAACTTCTAACGCAGGAAATTTAACAGGAACTATTATAGAGCTTCAGGGAGCTCTAGATAAGCTAGATCCTTTAAGTAAATCAAGAGCAATAGAACAGCTATTCGGTAAGTTTCAGTATGCAAGACTCTCGGCGCTTTTTGAAAACATAGGCAGAGAAGGTTCTCAAACTTTACAGGTTATGGAGTTGATGGGAGCTAGCGCAACAGATCTAGCAGGTATTGCTGAACGAGAATTAGGAATGCTAACAGAGTCAGCATCTGGAAAATTCAAAAGAGCGCTTGCTTCTGTTCAAGCAGACCTTGCGGTTGTTGGAGAACAATTTTTAAGAATTAGCACAAAGATTTTAGAAGTAGTAGATGGCATTATTAAATTTTTCCAAAAACTTCCAGAGCCAGTTAAAACTTTCTTAAATGTTTTAGGAGGAATAACAGCAGTATCAGGGCCAATCATTATGTTGGCTGGTGTAATGGGTAACTTCATTGGATATGTTATCAAGGGAATTTTTCATCTAAGACAATTAGTTCGAGGCGGCCAAGGTTTTAAACTTCTTACCCCAGAGATCATGGCAGCAGATGCTGCAGCAAAGGGTCTTGCAACATCATTTTATTCAGATACAGAAGCAGCAGTAGTTTTAACAAATGCAGTAAATACACTTGCGGCATCATTTGATACTCTGCAGATAAAAGCAGATGCAGCTAAAGTTTCTGTGCAGCCAGCAATTTCAACAGTTGCAGGAGGAGTAATAGCAGCGGGAACTCCAGGCGGGCAAAGATTTGTAGATAAGAATAACCCACTAGTTGGCGAAGCATACACAAGAGATATGTCTCATATGATTCCAGCTCAGACACAACAGCCAGGAACTATATTTGGAACAGTGCCAGGAGCGTCTCCAGTAAATATTAGAATTGGTAAAAATCCACAGGCTTACATGAATCAAGATCTTCCAAAGATTCCAGGTGTTACATCTGTAAATGGAATATCAACAGGTGTTGTTGCACAAGAAGCAGCAAAGTGGCATGCAATGACAGCGGCAATTGCAATGCAATCGGAAGCAGAAATTAAAGTATTAAAGGCTGAGGTTATGGCAACTGGCACAATTACCTCTGGCCTAGCAGATTCATATCAGGCATTGCTACCACAATTTTCTGAAATTACTCAACTTGCTGCATTAGAAACCGAAGCAATTGTTAAGCAGCTTCAGGCAAGCAAGATAACAGTAGATCAAGCAAGAGCAAAAGTAATACAGCTAAATGCAACAGTTGAGGCAATGCTTGCCGAAACAACTGCTGCAACTGCAACGGCAATGGGAAGAACGGCAAATCTAACTACAGTTCCATTTACATCTCAACCAGTGGTTGATCCAGTAAGCGGTAAATCAAATATGAAAGAGATGTTCCACAAAGGCTCAACAAAAAACCTTGTAGATAGAATTGCAAGAGCACTTGGTGGAGTTAGAACTTCAGGTGCAGGATATAGCATTCAAACAACAAAACCTAAATTTGCAAAAGGTGGCATCGTACCTGGAACAGGAAATACAGACACTTATCATACAACGGCTGAAGAAGGATCATTTGTAATTAACAAAGCAGGAACAGAAGCAAATATGCCAATTATTCAAAACCTACTTGGTGGAAGACCAGTATATAGGAATAGGGGCGGACAGGTTCCTGTTGTATTGACACCAGGAGAGGCTGTCATTCCAGCAGATATTGCTCAACGTGATCCAGGCTTAATGCTTCAATTAAATGGCGGACCAGGTAACACCTCTGGAATCGGAAGAGTAACTGGCGGTGGAGATCTAAAAGAAACACTAGAGGCCAAGAAGATAGCATTAGTTAACATTGCAGATATGCTTAACTCACCAAATTATTATGAAGAAAATAGAACTAGATATATATTAAATGCTGCATGGGGTATCAAGCAAGGTGGAGCCAAATCTAAAAATCCAATAACAAATGAACAAGCAGTTCAATATGCAGAAGAGATGTTTGAAAAGCATGTCAAGATGTCTGGCGGAAGACAAGCTAGATTTGATGATTTAGCTCAGGGTCCTATACAGAAAGCAATGCAAGATAGGCTTAGAAAAGATCATCCAGGCTTTAAATTATTATTAGATAAAAGACTTTCAGATGCTGTTATCAATGCAAAAGATGCTGCAGCAAAAACAAAAGCAGTAGATAAGATTAGAGAAAAGAGTCCTATATTAAATCCAAAAGAAAGATCAGAAATCTGGGATTTAATGAAAGGCAGAAGTGGCATAGATCAAAAAGCATTACTAGAAATTGATCCATTTTCTCCAAAGGCTGTGGACAGAGCTCACGGAATTCCGATTGGTTCACAAAGTAGACATGCAGTTGGTTACGCTGGACAAGCAGTAACACTGCCATCACGTATTAATAAAGACATGTTTCAGTTTGAGCAGTATGGATTAACAAAAAATTGGTTGCCAACATTTAGTCCAGAAGCAAAAAGAGAAGCAAAGCTATTTTTAAGAAGAATGGGTTTAAATGTAGATACCCTAGAAGAAGTTAAAAAGGCTGCAAGGCTTAGTAAAACTCCTGCTCAATTCCAAGCCGTACTAAGTGCTGCAGCAATGCCAAAGGGTGGAGTCCAATGGCTAAGAGCATTTAATCGTGGAAGAGTTTCTTTTGCGGGATTACCAAAGGGTCTAAATGCTGGTGGAACTGTTCCAGGAAAATTTGCACAAAGATTATTTGGTGGCGGTAAAGCAATGTTCTTAGGAATGCCTAGATCTATTAAGCAGGTAGAGGCACAAAGAGCAGCAAAGGCTGCTATGGAAAAAGCAAGTCAAGCGGTTAAGGATTCTAGATTTAGCAAGACTCCAATAACTGACTATGATGGATTATTAGAGCCGACATCTGGAAGAAGTTTCCCAGTTGCTGGAATTGGTGGAATTTACAATAAGGGCGGAGATAAAGTTTTTGTTAAGCCAGTACTAGATGAGAAAGCGGCACTTGCTGAATTAAGAGCAACAGAGATTGCTCGTGATGTACATGGACTACAAACTCCTAACCAAAGAGTTGTTGTAATGAGAGACCCAACCGATCCAAAGGGTGTCAGAACACTTCTTGCTTTGGAGTCAAAGTATAATCCAGCTATAGCAAATCAAGATGGCAAGTTTACATCCGATCAATACTTTAGACAACTAGTAGCGTCAGCATTGCGTGGAGATAAAGATCTAGGTAGAGGAAATCTATCAGGAAATATTCTTGCAGATGTAGGACCAGCAGGGGTGTTTGGGGCAGCTTCTGGACCAAGAGATTACTCTGGAATGATGCCATCATTTAAGCATCAAGCAATGGTTAATTTGCTAGGAGTAAAGGGAAGCAGCACAAAGAAGTTCTTTGCTGAAGCAACTGCAGATATTCCAAAGGGAATGACGGCAGATCAATATAATGATCGTATGCTTAAGGAGATTAATGATGCTCTGCCTAAGCTAAAACAAACAATAAGTAGATTTGATTTAAATGCAGAAGAGAAGGTTGTTTATAATGCAATGATTCAGAGACTCTCTGATGCAAGAAGACAGACATATGGAGACTTGCACGGAGTTCATTCATCAATAAAGATATCTCCAGAAAAAACAATGACTCCAGCAGCTATTGCTAAAATGATTGCAGCAGATGAATTAAAGCGCAGACAAAAGGGTCACTCTGTCAGCCTATCAGATAACGCATTCAAAACTGCAGAAAATGGATTTAATATTGGCGGAATGATTGGGAATGTTCTTAAGGGCAGAGCAATGCATCGTATCGGAGCAGGATTTGGACCTACTGGCGCACCTAAGCCAAGCATGTATGAGTCAGCTCCTTGGGGAGTAAATTCATTATCTATTGAAATGGCTGACAAGCTATTTGCAAATACAGGTCTAAGGAAGCACACTCAAAAATTATTCTACGATAAGTTTGCGGCGGCATTAGCAAAAGAAAAGCCTTACGGATATGTTAAGGATGCACAAGGGTCTTTAAAGAATGCTCTTGAGCCAGATGTATTAGATTCAGTAATAAGATCTGCTGCTTCGGATCTTGTTGGAGACAGAAACATAATTAAACAACTTTCTCCAATTGATAAAGACATTTTGCGAAACAAATATTTAAATTGGGATTCTAAAAAAGATACCCCGCTTACAGAATCTTTAAAGAAAATTATATTTGGTTTAGAAAAAAGAGAAATGGGCGGCCCAGTTAATTCAGGACAGCCATACGTTGTAGGAGAAAAAGGACCAGAGCTATTTGTTCCAAGAAACTCTGGAGGAATTGTGCCTCATAACAAGTATGGAATTGCTCAAGGATATAATATGGGCGGTATGATCAAGATGATGATCATGAGCATACTTGGAATGCAAGGTGGACAAGCTTTAGGAAATATGAGCGGACTACCTGGCGGAGGAATGATTGGTGCAACTTTAGGATCAATGCTAGGTATGGGCGGAATGGGAGGCGGCGGTTCAAAGGTTCCAATGGAATCTAAGGGCAAATTTACCGCCCCACTAGGTGCAACAAAACAAGTTAAAGAGCTTATCACTGGAAAAGATATTAAAATACTTACACAGTATGGAGAAAGACTTAATGGTCTTTCCGCAAGCAAAAACATATTCGCTAAGTCTGCTGGCTTTGCATTAAAGGCAGTAACAAGATTAAATCTTGGAGTCGGCGCAGCTACCCTAGCAATAGGTTTTGCAATCAAGAAGTATAGAGAACATCAAGAAAGCATGCGCTTAAATGCACTCGGCTATGGAATGACTGCAGAGGGTGCAGAAAAAGCAGGACTTAAATTTACAAACTTTAACGATAAAATTAAAGAAGCAATTGATAACGCAAAGGCTCTTAAAGAAAGAAATACTCTTTTGTATGAAAGCATGAAAGGCTCTGGAACTCCTCTTAATATTACTATTGAAGAATACAAGAAGTTAAAGAAGGAAGTTAAAGATAACTATTCTGACCAAGTTCTTTTAATTAATAAGACTGATGCTGATGATCAAGCAGCTTTAGCAATAAGACTTAAAGAGCAGCTAATTGCTATGGGCCTTTCAGCAGAAGAAGCCGCTGAAAAAATATACACAATGTATGCAGCTTCTGATTTTAAGGGCAATGCTGCTGGGTATACAGTTAGATCAGATGCCTTTAACGCAATTAAGGATTCAGCATCTGCTGCAGTTTCTGCAATACAAAGTTTAAATACCGCCATGGACAGTAACCTAGATCCTACAGAACAGGCTAACCAATTAAATACAGCTATGATGGCTCTCTCTACAGATGTAGAAAAAAGACAAGCCGATGCTATTAAAAAAGAACGTGCCCTGGCAACTAAAGAGGGAAGATACTTTTCAAGCGGCGATGAAAAGAAAATTAAGTTTGACCAAGAGCAAATAGCACTTGACGCTATTAATAGCAAGGTCGGAACACAAAAGGTTCTGACTAAAGAGCTCATAAGCGAAATGGCTAAGATAGATCCTTCTATTAAGCAGATAGTCAACTCACAAGACACCGCTCTTTCTCTATGGCAGAAAACAAGAATTCAGGTTAAGGGATATACAGGCGACCTTAAGCAATTAACTGCAGCACAAACAAATGATCTTTACCAGCTTCAAATGTCATTGGGCAAAGCAATTGAATCTGCTAACAGGGCTAAGGGTGGGGCTCTAGAAAAACAATATTCTAAACTAGAAAGAGATAAAAAACTTCAAGCTGAATATGAAAGAGCAGTCAAGGGGCAAAAAGTTAAAGACCAAATCTCTGATAGAGAAAAGATGTCTTCAATTCAAAAACAAATTGATGCTAATAATAAACTTGCTGATTCTAGAATTAAGGCTTTAACAGCCGCTAAAGAAGAAGGCGACGTTGCAAGAGAGATTGCTAAGGCTCAGGCAGCATACACTGCAGCAGAGGCAACGGGCAATACAGCAGGAATGCAGCAAGCAAGCCTTGATATGGAAGGCCTTGTAGCACAACAACAATTTAATTCTCAAGTAAAGAATGAAGAGAATGCAAGAGACTTAAAGAATGCACCTCTGCTAAAACAGCTAGAGGCAATGCAAAGAAAACAGCAAAAGCTTTCTGATAATGCTGCCCTTGCAGGAGAAAAATTAGGCGACCTTACAAAATCAATTGCAACACAAGAAGCCGCTTTAGATGAAGTAAATACAGCAATGACTAATTGGCAAATTGAACTTCTTAAAAAGCCAGAAGCAGAAAGAGCTGCCTGGAAGGCAAGCAAAGAATCAGAGACAATGCTATCTGCAGTTGCGGATGCTGCACAAAAAGCAGGAGTTAAACTTAATGGTCTTAAAGATCTTGATTTAGGAAAAGCTCTTGTAAAGGGACTTGAAGATAAGCTGGGTGCAGTCAGCAGCATAGATGTTAACGGAAATGTAGTTATAAACATAGACGGAAAGAAATTAAACATCGGTCCAGACTCTGGAAGCGGGACTAGGTCTGATCCATATAGTCTAGGTAAGGCGGGAGTTGGCACAGAAACACTTTCAAATGTTGACATTAGCAAATATGGCTCAGCTATGGATTTTGGTCCCTTTGGAGCAGGACAAAAGCTTAAAAAGCTTGCAGCAGAAAAAGGAATAAATGCGGGAGAATATTTTTCTGTAACAGATAAAGATGGAAAAATTTCTACTTTTAAAGTTAATGATGACGGCAACATAACAAGAACTGGTAATCCGTACAACAGAGCAATGGGAGGATACATACCTGGATATTCAGAAGGTTCAGGCGGTAAAGTAAGAGGAGCAGGAACTTCTACATCTGATTCAATTCCAGCAATGCTTTCAAATGGAGAGTATGTAGTAAGAGCTTCTGCGGTAAGCCAGTATGGTGTGCCATTCTTTGATAAGGTAAATGCACAGAAGTTCGCATTCGGCGGCATGGTAAATATGCCTAGATATGAGACAGGTGGACAAGTTGTTACTGCAGGGGCCTTTAATACAAACGCCAATAATGCTACAATGGGTGGAGCAACAATTAATATTACAAATAATATTAACGGCTTCGATGGGGATATAAATCAATTGTCAAGACTGGTAACTCAACAAACAGTAACAGCTATTAAGAGCATGGATAGCCGAGCAGCATCTACTCTAGGTCCTAAAATGAATGTAGGGATTAACTAATGGGATATCCACTAACTCTGCCAGTAGGCTCAATACTATATTTTGATACAGGAACAGATGCCGTAACCCCTACTTGGACAAAGGTATCTGAGCACAATAGGTCATCGATTAATATCGATGTAGACCGATTTGAAAAAACTCAAAGAATGTCAAATGGATCTTTAAGAAAAATATGGATTGCGGACAAGAAAAACATATCTTCATCTTGGAGTAATCTTCCTACATATAGCACACTAACAGTAGACGGCGGCATGGGTGCAGAAGATATAAGAGCATTCTATTTAAATAAAGGTAAGGGAACATTTAAAATTAAAATATCATATAACGCTGTCTCAGCAAGAGATGAAATCATGACAGCC